TCTGTCAACATCGCAATTGACGTGCAGACAAACGGTGGCGGCTATGTCGAAAAGATCAACGACGTAATTACCGGAAAAACATCCAGCCAGTACCAGCGTTCGTACCGTATTGGTCTGACTGGCGACGGTCCGTGGGATATTCGCGTTAGACGTATCACTGCTGATAGCACGCAGTCCAATGTTCAGAATAAGACATTCTTTGCAAGCTATACGGAAATTGTAGATGCAAAGCTGCGCTATCCGAACACGGCGCTAGTCGGTATCAAGATTGACGCAAGCCAGTTTCAGTCAGTGCCGCGCCGTGGCTACGACATGAAGCTGCTTAAAGTACAGATTCCGTCGAACTACAATCCGATCACACGCGTCTACACTGGCGTATGGGACGGCACGTTCACGGTCGCATGGACCGATAACCCTGCCTGGTGTTTCTATGACCTGCTGACGAACACACGGTACGGTCTTGGCAACTATATCAATACGGCGCAGGTCGATAAGTGGGCGTTGTACACCGCTGGCAAGTATTGCGACGGCATGGTTCCTGACGGATTCGGTGGGACTGAGCCTAGATTTACCTGCAATCTGTACATTCAGAGCCGTGCCGAAGCATACAAGGTCATGCAGGATATGGCATCGATTTTCCGGTCGATGACATACTGGGCATCTGGATCAATCACGGTCGCGCAGGATGCGCCGCAAGACCCTGTCTATCTGTACACGCCAGCGAACGTCACTGACGGTCAGTTCACGTATTCCGGTGCAAGCGCAAAGGCGCGTCACTCTGTGGCGCTGGTGACGTGGAACGACCCAGACGACAGCTACACGCAGAAAATCGAGTACGTTGAGGACACGGACGCGATTGCACGTTTCGGCGTGATCCAGACTGACATTGTCGCCATAGGATGCACCAGTCGCGGCCAGGCGAACCGCGTAGGTCGCTGGCTGTTGTACACCGAACAGATGGAGTCTGAAGCGGTATCGTTTAAGACTGGCCTGGAAGGTACAGTCGCACGACCTGGTCAAATTATCTCTATCGCTGATCCGACCCGCGCAGGCGCCAGGAAGGGCGGCAGGGTCGTGTCTGCTACTACCACAGCAATAACCCTGGATTCGCCGCCTGGCACTGCCGTAGCAGGTTCTACACTGTCTATCATTCAGCCTGACGGATCAGTCGAAGTCAGGAACGTATTGTCTGTTACCGGCAGCGTTGTGACTGTGACAGCGGCGTACACTAGCGCACCGGTTGCAGGCAGCATCTGGATTTATCAATCGACAGACCTGGTCGCACAGACGTTCCGTGTCATATCGTGCAGGGAAGCAGAGGACGGCGGCGTAGAAATCAGCGCACTGGCCTATAACGCCAGCAAGTATGCAGCAATTGAAAATGGCCTGGTCCTGCAGACGCGGGATATTACCAATCTGACGATTACACCGCAGCCACCAGATACGGTGACCCTGGCTGAATCTCTGTACCTGTATCAGTCAGAGGTACGCGCACAGATTACCGCCAGCTGGCCTTCTGTCAGTGGCGCAACGTCTTACCGTGTTCTGCATCGAAAAGACGACGGCAATTTCGTCACTGATGAAACCAGCGCTAATGACTTCGATCTGAAGAACATTACGCCAGGCGCATACGAATTCCGCGTCTATTCTGTTGGCGCGACCGGCAATACATCGACCAGCTATACGACTGCGACTATCGACGCGCTGGGCAAGACAGCGCCGCCTGCGGACGTAACAACTCTGGTCAGTATTATTGACCCTAACATCGGTGTGACGTTGTCATGGGACAGGGTCGCTGATCTTGATCTAGATAGCTACGAAGTGCGTGACGGCAGCACATGGACCACATCGACACTGCTAGGTCAGGTTAAGGGAACATCATTTAAGGTCGGTCTGATCCAGGCGACGACAAAGACCTATCTAGTGAAAGCGCTGGATACGTCAGGGAACTACAGCACGAACGCTGCATCTGTGGACGTGACGCTGGCGACGGCAGCTGCACCGAATGTCTCGGCATCGTTCGCTGGTGAAAACCTGGTGTTGACATGGAACGCAGTAGCAGGCGACTTGGCAACGGCATCCTATGAAATCCGCTACGGCGCATCATTCGCTGCCGGTACATCGCTTGGCACGATTAAAGGTACGTCGTTCTCGACGCGTGCGAACTGGTCAGGAAGCAGGACATTCTGGATTGCTGCAACAGATATCAGCGGCAATACTGGCGCAGCCGGTAGCACTGCAGCATCTGTGACAGTGCCTGTATCAGTGACAATGACCCAGGAAGTCATTGATAATAACGTCCTGCTGAAGTGGGGCGATGCTACAGCTACGCTGCCGCTTGACTATTACGAACTGCGCAAGGGTTCGACCTGGGCAAGCGCTACCGTGATCGGACGCATTTCTAGCCGGTTTACGGCTATATTCGAATCCAGCGGCGGTTTATTCAAATACTGGATTGCTGGCGTAGATATCGCTGGAAACCTTGGCGCACAGTCTAGCGTCGATGCGCTTGTCAGCCAGCCGCCGGACTATCAGCTGCAGTTTAATGCAGACAGTACGTTCACTGGTACGAAGTCGAATTTCACCGACAATCAGCTGGGCGGTTGGTTTGCGCCAATTGACGGCGCTGAGACATGGCAATCGCACTTTACTAGCCGCAGCTGGACGACACCACAGGATCAGATTACCGCTGGCTATCCGATCTTTATTCAGCCGTCAGTCGCATCAGGCTACTACGAAGAAACCTTCGACTACGGCACAGTCCTGTCAGCGACAAAGATCACAGCAACGCTGACATATTCAGCGACTGGAACTGTCACGGTAACGCCGCAGATCAGCGTGCGCAAATTATCGACCGATCCTTGGACGGATTATGCCGGTCTGAGTTCAGTATATGTCACGGATTTTCGCTATGTGAAAGTCCGCTACACGTTTACACAAACAGGCGGGACGAACTTTGTCACCGTCAGCGGATTGAACGTGCGTTTCGATGTAAAATTGAAGAACGACGCAGGTACGGTCGCAGCAGTAAGCACTGACGTTGGCGGGACTGTTGTTCCGTTTAATGTCAGTTTTGTCGATGTAGGCAGTATTACGGTCACGCCATCTGGGACGGTCGCACGCATTGCGATCTATGACTTTGTTGACGTGCCGAATCCTACATCATTCAAGGTTCTGCTGTTTGACACATCAGGTAATCGTGTTTCTGGAAACGCGTCCTGGTCTGCTAAAGGCGTATAAAAATGGCAAATTGGTCGCTACCGACACTTACATCTACCTATACTAATTTCCTGGCGGAATTGCAGGAGCGTGATACTGACGTTGCATTGCAGTTTAGCGGCACGACTTCGACTAATATTCCGACCGGCGCTATCCAGTGGGACAGTGCAGCAAACCGCTGGAAGAAGTGGAACGGTACAAGCTGGGCAGAACTAACTGCGACTTATGCGCTAACTGGCCTATCGACTACTGGCTCTGTCGCTGTAGGTACGACACTCACTGTTACTGGCGCAGCAACGTTCAATAATGCTACGTCGCCAATTATCAGCGCCAAGATAGGACCGGCAGCAGGCCAGCAGCATACTATTCCAGCTGTCACGTCGGACACCGTTGCACTTATTGCAGCTGCACAGACGCTGACAAATAAGACACTCACATCACCGACGATCAATACCGCTACTATTGCAGGTGGCACGATCAATAACGCCCCTATTGGCGAAACTACTCGGGCAGCTGCAGCAGTTACTGATCTATCAGCAACAGGAACTATCACATTCTCTGGAACAGGTTATGTCAAGCTGCCGACTGGAACGAGTGCGCAGCGTCCAGCATCACCAGTAGCAGGGCAGATACGATACAACTCAGATACTGTTCAGTTTGAAGGGTACAAGGCTGGTACGTGGGGTAATATCGGCGGAAGTGGCAATCAAATAGTCGATAGGTTCTCAGGGAATGGGTCGCAGACCGTATTCACATTGTCTGTTCCTCCTGGCGCAACAAATAACACGAATATCTATATCTCTGGCGTTTACCAGTTCAAGAATACTTATTCTGTAAGCGGCACGACATTAACATTCACATCTGCACCGCCATCTGGCACTAGCAATATAGAGGTCAGTTTCGGCGGTTCACTCGATATCGGTGTACCGAGTGATTCATCGGTTACTACGGCCAAGATTGCTGATGCATCTGTTACGACCGTCAAGATAGCGGACGGTAATGTCACTACTGCAAAGCTGGCTGACGCGTCAGTAACATCAACAAAAATTGCTGATGGGGCGGTCGCTGCTGCAGAATTAGCCAGTGATGCTGTTACGACGGTAAAAATACTAAATTCCAATGTAACAACAGCTAAAATTGCTGATGCAGCAGTCACGACAGTAAAGATAGCTGATGCGAACAT